GAAGCTACGGCATTACACTGGCACACTGGCTGCGGCTTACACACGGCACTCGCGCAGATCGCGTGTTCCTGGTCGTCGCGGGATGGCACTGGCAACTAATCAGTGGTAACCGTTACGTGTGCGGTAGGATAGCAAGCCTGGGTATCGTCTCTACAAAGCACCACAAGGTCAAACGTAGGGCAAGGGTAGCGGAGGTCTACGAACTGACCTCTAACCACGTTACAAGGCCTTCTATGGACGTTAGAAAGCCAAACACGTACAACGCATCACGGTCCAAGGCCACCCGTCTTGCGAAAAAGTGGGGCATCGAGATTGAGGTGTTCCCTGGTGATACATTCAAGAATGTATGGCCTCCGGAAAGCATCTCAGATGAAGACGATCCATTCGACGGCGAACATTGCACACATAGCTGGGGTGAAGCTCTAGAGATGGTCGAGAGGTACGTTAAAATTCTACAAGAGAGACTGCCGCTGGTTAGACCTTTCATACTAGCTGCATAAAACAACCCGGCCACGGGTTCGCTCAAAGGGTTTCAGAAGGTGTCCCGCAAATCCCTCTATAAGTATCATTTTTATAAATTTAAAAAAATAATTTTCTCGATTCAAAAGGTGGGATTGGTGGGACACGTGGGACGGTATACATAACGTATTATATATAAAGGATTTTTTGTCTTTTTTGGCGTCCCACCAACTGTACCGGCTGTTTTGGGGTTATGGGACGATTTTCAGTTATTTACAGTTTAAATGCAGCGTCTTATTGACATTTTAACTGGGACTAACTAAAAGTAAGGAAATTTTGTTAACCTTTTGAGGCGTTTTGGTGGGACAGAGGCGGGACAGCGTTGAAAACAAACAATAAATTGGCTTTGAGGCGTGAAAAGAAGATGACACGCCGACAAGAGAAATTCGTCAAGGAATTGGTATCAAATGACGGTCTTATAACCATGCGAGAGGCCGCTATTCGTGCAGGGTATCCGGCGGCTAGTGCTCACACCAGGGCCTATGAATTGACGAACGAGAACCATTGCCCGCATGTGGTTGCTGCAATCAAACGCTACAGGTCGGAGTTGGACGAGAAGTTTGGTGTCGATTACAAGCGGCACATACGGGACCTTCAGATAATTCGTGATAAGGCGCTAGAAGAGGGCGCATATAGTGCTGCGGTTCAGGCGGAGTATCGTCGCGGGCAAGCGCAGGGCGACATTTATGTAAGTAAATCTGAAATCCGGCATGGCAGTATCGACCAGATGAGCCGGGATGATGTGGAGAAAGAACTTGAGCGAATTCGACAGTCTTATGAACCGACTCTCACAATCGAAGCCGTCGAAGTCAAAGAATCAGATGCCGACGAAGGCACTAAATCGGGAAGCAGGGCTTTGGAAGCTCCTAAGCGACGGCCTAAGAAAAACAAAAAGAAAGATTGAAACGACGCGCTTAGAATCCTGGGCAACCCCGGGTGTCCCCGATGTCCTGTTATGCAATGAGGACGGTTTATTCAGTTTTATAGAATTGAAGGTTGTAAAGCGGCGGGCATCTAAGGTTGACCTATCGCCGCACCAATGCGCTTGGCTATCTCGACACGCGCATAGCAGTTCTTTTGTAGTGGTCCGTGAACCCAATTTGAATATCAACGTTTTTGCTGCCGCCGACGTTGTGGACCTCCGCCTGGAAAAGTTTTCTGATTGCGAACCGATAGGGGTGTTTGAAAACCCGTATGATTGGGAAGAACTTTTTCATTTGCTTTCACCTCCGGCTGGTGTATAAGAGAAATCATATACATCAATTAGGAGTCAAAAATGACAAGCATCAAAATGAAAACGGTTCGCTTCAGAATGATCCGCACTGAAATGTGGGAACCCGAATGCCAAGTCCCCGCCCACATGAACGAGGACGAGGCAATGGAATATGCTACCGAGAACTATTCCGACCCAATGTACGATGAGTACATGCACAAATATACTTACGACCAAGAGACGGAGTTCTCTGTCATAGAACTGGACGTTCCCTTGGGCGAGCAGAAGGACTGCTCCCTGGTGTCGCCGGATTGGCACTGCTGGGCGCCTTCGCCGCCGCCCTCAGCGCCGCCGTCCAAAACGAAGACGACCGGCTTGGTGCTCCAGACATTAAAGAGGAGTCAGATCCGTGATTAATTTTGATTTTGAAATCGAGACTATGGTTTCGGTTGAGGCGGCAAAAAAGACAAACCCAGATACTTTAATGCGTCAAGCCACACAGCTTTTTGTGGAACGGTTGCAGCAAGGTGAGATTGAACCTGTTTTTACACAAACGTTTGATTCTAGTACAGGTGCGTACACTGTAAAAGGGATGGTTCGTTTTGAAATGGTTGATCCAGAGCATTTGGACGTGAAGGAGTCAGATCAATGATTAAGAAAATTACAAAGCCACAGTTGGATAATCTGGCTATTATTCACAGATACGGCGGTGCTGTATTAACGAGCGAGTGGACTAACGGCAGCGGTCGTTATATAACGCGAAAAGCAGTACCGCCTTTTTGTGAGCGCGTCGAGCGTTACAATGCGGAGAACTTCCCCAAACGGATTCAGCGGCTTTTTAAAAAAAGCCCCAAATGTCAGGCCGTTATTGCCATTACAAATATGCGAGCGGCCAACCGTGCGCTTCTTTCGATGGAGTCTGAATAATGGATTGGCTAGTGGATTATTTAAGCCGGGTTTTTGAACGGCTGGCATTGTGGTTGGAGGAAAAAGACCGGGAGGATTCGACGTGAGAGTTTTAACCAGAGAACAACGAGTCGCGATTAAAAAATTGTATGATCGCGACTGGGATAAACCGGGCTCCTATCTGGAATTCCGGCGCACCGTTCAACCCGGCTGGGATTGTGTCATGGTCCCATGGTGCGGAATGGTTCTAGGAATCGAAACGGACGGCTATACGCATTCTTGAACGGCGTTGACTCCGCCATGGCCCGCCCTGGGGAAACCTGGGGCGGGTTTTTTTTACTTGCGCCTATGGGATTAATCCCATATATTTATTCCAGAATATAACAAACGGAGTCAGCTAGGGGAAAGCTAATGAAGATAAGACCTAACGAAAGTTACAGCGTTTTAGGCTATGGACGCCTTAACAGAAACAAAACCTACGAGGCTTGTATCGCCACAAACCAGCCCGACTATAAAGAAAAAGGTTTGATATTTGTGGAAGCTAACGACGATTTACGAATTGAATTATTATTAACTAGTGATGAATACGGAGTCAGCGAATGAAAACCGTCACAATTTACCGCGAAGACATGAACAACCGAATCCACGGGAATCTATTTAATAGCCTGTTAGAAGACATGGGAATTGAGACGCATGTCACCGTTGCAGGTAAATTAATAAACCGCGACATTGATTCGGTGGATATTGTCGTTATGAGTGCAACTGAATCGGAGGGTTAATTTAAACATTCACGGCCCGCCCTGGGAAACTGGGGCGGGTTTTTTTTATTTGCGTTTATGGGATTTATCACATACATTTATTTGAGATTATAAATAGGAGTCATCAAATGCTTAATTGTACCGAAACGAGTCAGGCCAAGAAAACCGCCGGGATTGCCGTCGTCTATAGAGCCGGGACCGGGGAAATGTTTGGAACATGCCCGGATACTTGCGCGCTTAAACCAAAACAAACGGGAACGAAAACGATTGATCGGGATTATGAGCGGGCCGTCAGGCGGGCCGTACCGCGTCGCGGGCAATCTTTTCTATTTACGCATTTTAAACCGGGAACATGGGCGGAAAGGAATCGCGCCGGGTTTTGTGTTTTTAATTACAGCGCCGACAAGATTCGCGATGCCGTACAGTATGTGAAAAAAGGAATCGCAGCCGTCACCGTTGTTCCTGTAAATTTTTGGGATGACAAGGAAAAGAAAACCGGAATCGAAATCAACGGCGCTCGATTCGTGCGTTGTCCTAACGAAACAAATAAGGATATAGGCTGCGCCCGATGCGGGAACGGGACTCCATTGTGCGCCCGCCATGACCGCAATTTTGGAGTCATCTTCACGGCCCATGGCGCGGGAAAGAAAAAGGCGGGCGATCTATCCCGGGCGGGCGGATGCTATGCCGGTTGCGGAAACGTCGCGATACATTGGCGCAACCTATCCAAGCGCGAGTCGCAACCGGAAACCGACGGGGAACACATAACCAGATTCGCGGCGGGTTTACCGCCAGGGAAAATCATGCGCCCGCATATCGCTGGGGACCTTGGGAACTATCCCGTCTATGATGAAGACACGCAGCACGACGCCGTGACGCGCCACTGGTGGTACATGGGAACCAATGAGCGCGTCCAGTATTGCCAAAGCGCCGGGGTCTCAATTTTCGAAGCACGTCACGACATAATGCCAGACGCCGTGTTCGACCTTCTATGCGATGAAATCCACTAAGTCGAAACGCCCTTTTGGGCGTCCGGCGCGATTGGCTATCGCTGGCGGGCGCTTTTTTATCTCACTCTATGGCATTTTCTGGGTTGCGTTTATCCGGGATAAATCTTATATATAGATGGCGGCGATTCTTTCGCCGTTTTTGAAACCCAATAGGAGTCAACAATATGTCTAATCTATTATACAGCAGCGAAACCGACCAACTGGTGACTCGCCAGGATATGCGGGCCATCCCAGTTCCCCCGCCGATGGGTCCACGCCATCATCCCTACTCGTTCGCGGATTTCGCGGATAATACCGTCCACGCAATTGAGCGGGCGGGATATTCCATCACTGGCGAGGAATTCGCCGTGCAAAAGGATGGAATGCGGGTTTTCGGAATATTGAAAGTCTCGAATTCGCCGGACGTTTCCCCGGCGGTCCCGGCGCTTGCCAGTTCTGAAAACGTCCCCGCGCTCTACAAGCCGAAATGGAATCTTGTCGTCGGCGTCCGGGGATCGAATGATCAATCGGTCTCGCGTGGACTCGTTATCGGTTCGCAAGTCATGGTCTGTTCGAATCTTTGTTTTTCCGGAGACCTGGGAAAATGGAATCGCAAGCAAACGACCAACGTGGAGTCAGACATGCCGCAAATCATCCGGCGGGCCGTTGACCAACTGGATCGGAAAAACGACGAATTAACCGTCAATTTTGATTCGTTCAATGCGGCTCAAGTGGATCGCGATGGCGGCGACAGAATCTTGATGGATATCTTGCGCACCGGCGGTTTTTCAGCATCTCAATTTGAAAGGGCCGTTGATCACTGGGATAAGCTCCCGGCGGACCTCGAGGAGCATTCCGCGAACGGTCGGACTCTCTGGTGGCTGTTCAACGCCTGCACTCATGGACTCAAGCCGACCGGGCGCAATTCCAATCATAACGACAAGGCGCATCAATCCGCCATCATATACAATAAACTGGTGGCCGCCGTTGCGGCACGCCCGCGCCTGT